AGTTGCCTGCGACGAGGGCCGGGAGGTAACCGGTCATGAATCCGGCCCATGGGAACATGAATATTTCTCATGGGGCCAGGGCTTGACTTTTGCCCCTAGATATGGTAAAATAGTCTTGCAAGTCGAGCTTAGCAAGCGAGGCTTCCGCCTCTCTGGCGGCAAGCCGAGTGCAGCGTCAAGCGAGAACGGCGAAGCCGTCAGGCTTTCGTCGTTGCGGAATGCAAAGCCATTCCGCGGCAGGGCAAGCGAGACTTGCGCAAGACGGGGGCCCGTCTGCCCGACGAACGGAGCCCCAAGCAAAGTGAGGAGGGGAGCATGGACACGAAAGTGAACTGGGCGGCCTGGTCGAGGGGCCAGAAGGGCCTCGAGGTCGCCGTGAGGATACCGGCCGGCTGGTCAAAGCGCGAAACGCACCAGATCGAGTACCTGGAGACGGCCGTGGGCTGGCACCTGCGCACGGTGCTGGTGTGCTTCGACACGATCACAGGCGGCCCGCGGCTGCGCGGGCAGGTGCAGTACCACCCGCTGTGCCGCTCGGAGCCGATGAGATGATCACGACGAACACCCGGCCCGCCTGACGGCAGGACCGGGGTCCGGGGTGAAAAACCCCGGTGGCAAGCTCGAAAATTCACAAGCAGGCCCGGATTCCCGGGCCGACACTCAAGGGGAGCAAGTATGAACATGATCCAGACCCACCTGCGAGCGGCCAAGGCCGCCTACTGGCGCCGCCGGGCCCTCGCCGCGGACGACCGCATCCAGACCCTCATCGACATCATGCACAGCACCGAGGCCAGTTACCGCCAGAGCGCGCGGTCGCTGAAGGCCGAAATACGGAAGCTGCAGTCGGAAGTGCGCCGGCTCGAGGAGGCCTCGGGCCTCAAGGAAAGCGCGTGAGCGCCAAGATCAGCCAGGAACTGGCCGAAAACGGCGTCACGACCCGCGTATTCTTGCCGTCGCACGGCAAATTTGCACCTCTCGAGCGCACGGCGGTGCACCCGAGCCTGGTCGAGGCCGCCGAGTGGGTCGAGCAGTGCCTCCGGGAGCGCGCCAACGAGCTTGAGCGGGGGAAAACCGCAACCGAAGCGGTTAAATCCGCCGAAAATTAACCTTTTTCGCCACTAGGCCTTGACATTTGGGCCAAAATATGGTATCATAGACGTATAGTAGGCGAATTTGATCAACCGAAGGGGATTTCCCATGTCAGACGAGCAAAACGAGGCCCCCGAGGCCGAAAACGAGCAAGAGGCTTCCCATAACGAGCCCCAGATCGCCGCACCGGCGCCGGAGCCCGCCCAGGACACCTCGGCCTACGTGATTCGCGTGCGCCACACCGATTCCGGCTTCGTGGGCCCCTTCATCGGCCGGCAGGCCGCCGAGACCTACCTCGAGGCCAAGCGCAGCCGCGACGAGGAGGGCCGATGGGCCCCCGGTAACGTCGAGATCGTGAGCGCCTCCGCGGCACACGCCGAGAAGGAAGAAGCCGCCGCGCGAGCACTGCTCGGCCGCTGATCCTCGCCGGGGCCCGCCACGGGGCCCCGCACCGCCGGCGCCCGCCGGCGCCTGGGGGAGAAAGGGCACGCAGGGCACCGTGCAGGGGGCCAACAGCCTCCGCGGCACACCGCCCTGGACGCCGGTTCGATTCCGGCCTCCTCCACCAAGCGCGGCAGACCCGATCTGGGATGGGTCCTGCCTTCCAAGCAGGTGAGCAGGGTTCGATTCCCTGGCCGCGCTCCAACTTCAGGTCCCGAGACCGATTGGCCGAGGTGCCTGGCTGTCTACCGGGCGAAGGGAGTTCGATTCTCCCCGGGGCCGCCATCTTGGGAAGTAGCTCAGCAGGTAGAGCAGCGAGCTGTTAACTCGCCGGTCGCTGGTTCGAGCCCAGCCTTCCCAGCCACCTGCCCCCGAAGCTCAACCGGCCGAGCACCGGCGTCGTAACCCGGGGGATGAGGTTCGAGTCCTCGCGGGGGCACCAACTACTGGCCCGTGGTCCAATGGTCAAGACGCGCTCCTGATAAGGGCGAGACAGGGGGTCAGTACCCTTCGGGCCTACCAAATAGAGCGGTAGCTCAGTCGGCAGAGCAGTGGCCTCATACGCCACGTGTCGGGGGCTCGAGTCCCTCCCGCTCGACCAACACAAGGGGGAGAACGATGGACCACACCGTAGGGCACTACCTCGATGCGGCCAAGAAGCAGTGGCTCGCCGAGCGCTCGGACGTGACCCACCTGCGCAGTCAACTTGACATGGCCCGCGGCCGGATCAAGCGCTACGAGACCCTCCTCCAGGAGCTCGCCGACGAGGACTGGGAGGTCGCGCCCAACGTGGCCCGCCGCGCCGCCGACTTGCTCCAACCGTGAGCAACCAGTACATCCCGATGCCGGGCGGCAAGTACATCGCCTGGTGCTACAAGTCCGGCTCCGCCTCGATCCGCTTCGCCACGCAGTGGGAGCGGCTGAAGCCCAAGGCCCCGGTCTGGGAGGTCTACTACGCCACGCGCGACGGGGACGCTGAGTGCGTCCTGTTCCTGCGCCACCCCCTTCGCCGCCTGCGATCGGCCTGGCGCTGGTGGGGCCAGCAGCGCAACTTCCCGCAGCCGTGCTACGGGCCGCAATGCCCTTGGGAACGGTTCGTGGACAACGTCCTGAAGGACCGGCCCGAGACCCGGGACCCGCACTGGAACCCCCAGATCGAGGCCCACACCTTCCAATCAGCCGTTGTCCCGACCTCCATTCTGCCGTTCGAAGCCATCCATTTGCACTGGCGCGACTGGTGCAAGAAGCCGCTCCCGGAGCGCAACGCTACCGGCGGCGGCAACGAACCCCTACCTGATTACCGCCTCGACGAGCTCGAGGCCTACTACGCGGAGGACCTTCGCGTATGGAACGAGATCACGAGCACCTGACCGTCTCGGCCCACCTCGCCCAGTACGAGGCGGAGAACCAGCACGCAGAGCTCCTAGCGCCCGGTGAGGCGCCAAGAGCCGGCATCAAGGCCGGCGCGCTTTCTGCCCCGGCCCAAAGCCGGCTTGTTTCTCCCCTTCGGGCCCGCGGCGGGCCGGCGGCAGACCCCCTCATCATAGGCTACATCACAGATGAGCGAGCAGAACGAGCAGGCACCCGCGAGGTGCCCGGAAACGGGGAGGTTCCTGACCAGCGGTAACCCGAAAGGGAGGCCGCCGGGGTCGCGCAACCGCGCGAACCTGGTCAAGGAGTTCATCGAGGAGAAGCTGACCAACGAGCTTGAGGAAGAAGCCGTGCAGATTCTGCACGTAGCTGTCCGCAAGGCCAAGGCCGGCGACAACGCCATGATCAAGCTGCTCCTCGGCGACATGCTCTCAGCAGTCCGCAGCGGCACCGCCCAGGCGGACGACGAGGACTCCGGCGGCATCACGGTCCGCATCCAGAACTTCACCATGAACGCCGAGCGCGAACATGGCGTCACGATCGAGCAAGAGGACGACCAATGAGCAAACAGCATCGCAGCGACCAGCCCCGCGCCAAGCTGGACGGCAGCACCAGCCGGCACGCGCCGGCGCGCAAGCCGGACAGCCTGGGCAAGGGCGGCAACATCTCCCCGAACAGCCACAAGCGCGGCAAGCAGGGCCAGTAATGGCTTCCCGTGACGCACAGACACCGCAACGCGGCAGCCCGGTGCGCTTCAGCGGGAAGGCCGTGAACGTGCCTGACGGCCGCCACCTCGACGCGCGGGAGCGTGCCCGTCACGAGCAGCGCTCGTTCGGCGACCTGCAGGCCGTTGAGGCCATCGGGGATCCGTTCGCGCCCGAGCAGGCCGAAATCGAGGCCGAGCTCGACGCCATGATCCGGAGCATGCGCTGATGCCGAAGTCCAAGGCTGAGAAGGCCAAAGAGGCCACCGACAAGCTGGCGGAGACCGCCGGCGGCGTGCCGAAGCGCGTCAAGGAGCGCCGCGAGCGCCAGGATGAGCGCCTGGGCGGCATCATGAGCCAGATTCGCCGGCAGCGCGAGGCTCAGTCCACCGACTCGAACAACTAGGAGCCCTGACCAATGGCTGTAGGCGACAAGAACCGCAGGCAGTTCCTGCACCTGTTTTCCGACGCGATCCCCTTCAAGGCGACCGTTGACCTGGACAATGCGGCTGACGCCGCCACCGTTGCCGCCGAGGTAACCGTTGCTGGCGCCGCCGTTGGCGACTTCGTCTTCATCGCGCCCGGCGTGGATGTCGCGGACCTGACGCTGGACGCGCGCGTGACCGCCGCGGACACCGTGACCGTCACCGTGAACAACAACACCGGCGGGGCCGTGAACCTGGCATCCCAGACCATCAAGGGCGTGGTGCTGAAAGAGGGCGAGGCCTTCGCGCACCTGTAAGCGCCGCTAGGGGGAGCTGATGGCGGCGATCAACCTTGATTTCCAGGTCCACCCGGGCCAGCAGGCGATTCTCAACTCGTCCGCGCTGTACAAGGTGGTCACCGCCGGCCGCCGGTTCGGCAAGACCTTCATCGCAGCCATCCTCTGCATTCTGGAGGGGCTGAAGGAGGTCAACGACCGGGGCCACACCCTGGACACCGACGCCGAGGTCATGTACATGGCCCCGACGTTCGAGCAGGCCAAGGGCATCTTCTGGCCCGTGCTGAAGCGCCTCGCGGCGCCCGTCACGGACAAGTGCCACGAGAACACGGGCGTGCTGACCCTCATCAACGGGGTCCGCATCCGGCTCAAGGGCATGGACGCCCCAGACCGCGCCCGAGGCTTCAAGCTGCGCTTCGCCGTACTCGACGAGTACGCGGACATGCACGCCGGGGCCTGGGACGCGATCATCCAGCCGGCACTGATGGACGTAGAGGGCGGGGCCCTGTTCATCGGGACGCCCAAGGGCAAGAACCACTTCTACGAGTTGTTCGTGCACGCCCTCAAGGGCGAGCGGGACGAAGACGGCTTCCTGGAGTGGGAGGCCTTCAAGTTCAGCTCCCGCGACAATCCGTTCCTGACCGACAAGGCCCTGGGGCGGATGTACAACAACGAGCGGTACAGCACGGACCTGCTGCGCCAGGAGCTCGAGGCCGACTTCCTCGCCGGCTCGGGCGGGCTGCTCCCCCCGGACTGGTGGGTATTCAAGGACCAGGAGCCCCGCGACGGGCACTACGTGATCACCGTCGACCTGCAGGGCTTCAAGACCGACCTGATCAAGAAGAAGAAAGTCCTCAAGGACAACTCGGTCATCACGATCGCCAAGGTCCACAAGGGCGGCTGGTGGATCAAGGAGCAGATTGCCGGGAAGTGGGACGTGCGCGAGACCGCGCTGAAGATCGTCCTCGCGGCCCGCAAGTGCGATGCCACGGTCATCGGCATCGAGCAGGGCATGGCGATGAACGCAGTCGGGCCCTACATGGACGACTACATGAAGCAGTACCGGTCGTTCTTCAAGGTCGAGCCCCTGCGCCACGGCAACCAGCACAAGGAAGACCGTATCCGCTGGGCCATCCAGGGCCGCCTCGAGCGGGGCCGCATCCAGCTCAACTGCGACCCGGACGTGCAGCCTTGGGAGCGCCCCAACTGGGTCATCGGGCTCATCGACGAGGCCAGCGACTTCCCGAACCCCGCCACCGCCGACGATCGGCCAGACTCCCTGGCGTACGTGGACCAAGTCGCCAAGCCGATCCACTTCGACATGAGCGCCCTGCAGCACAACCAGCACATGCAGTACGACTCGTGGGCCCCCCTTGACGACATAGCCGGAGTGTAAGTGGCTGGAATCATCGTAGACAGCGAAGCGAACCGCGGCTCAGAGTCCAAGAAGCTGGGCCCCGATGTACAGCTCGTCTCCTGGGTCATGGGCCGCGTGAACCGCTGGCGCCAGTACCGGGACACCGCCTTCAAGGCCCGCTGGGGCGAATACTACCGCCTGTGGCGCGGCCGCTGGTCCCCGGAGGACCGCACGCGCAACTCGGAGCGCTCCAAGCTCATCGCGCCCGCGCTCTCGCAGGCCATCGAGATGTCGGCAGCCGAGATGGAGGAGGCCACGTTCGGCCAGGAAGGCTGGGTCGACATCGCGGACGACGTGGACGACCAGAAGCGCGATGACATGCAGCGTATCCGCGCCGTGTTGCTCGAAGACCTGCACGACGCCAAGGTTGACGACTCGATCTCCGGGGCCTTCTTGAACGGCAACCTCTACGGCCAGCAGATCGCCAAGATCGTGGTCACGACCGAGAAGATCAAGCGCCTGGGCCCGCCTGACCCGGAGACCGGGCGCCGCAAGGTCATCGAGGAGCCGCGGGTCCTGATCAAGCTGGACCCGATCCCCGCCGACGAGTTCGTCCCGGATCCTGCGGGGACCGAGATCGACGAGATGCTCGGCTGCGCCCACGAGATCACCAAGCCGCTGTCCTGGGTGCACCGCATGCAGACGCGCGGCATCTTCCGCAAGACGGCCGTTATCCACCCCGGCGCCACGCCGGAGGCGGACCCGCCGGTGGAGCGCGCGGACCTGGAAGGATCCCTGACCAACGAGGACGCGGTGTTCATCACCGAGTACCACGGTCTGGTCCCGGCGCGCCTGCTGGCGGGGGTCGAGAACCCGGGCAAGCGCTCGGAGCTCGACGAGGTGCTGGACAAGGAGGAGATCAAGACGGGCGACGAGACTCTCGTCGAGGCCATCGTCACCATCGGCAACAAGGGCGAGCTCCTGCGCGCGGTCAAGAACCCCTTCCTGATGGGCGACCGCAGCATTGTTGCCGCGCAGCACGAGAAGGTCCCGGGCCGGTTCTGGGGCCGCGGCACCGCCGAGAAGGGCTTCAACCCGCAGAAGGCACTGGATGCCGAGATGCGCGCCCGCGCCGACGCCCTGGCCCTGATCACGAACCCCATGATGGCTGCCGACATCACGTCGCTGCCCCGCGGGTTCGACCTCCGGGTCCGGCCCGGCAAGCTCTGGCTCACGACCGGCAGCCCGAAGGACTCCATTCAGCCCCTGCAGTTCCCGGGCCTGGACATGACGACCTTCAACCAGTCCGGCGAGCTCGAGCGGATGGTGCAGATGGGCACTGGCGCCATGGACACGGCCACGCCTATCCGGCAGAACAAGCGCAACGAGACGGCGACAGGCACCAGCCTGCAGGCCGGCACCTTCGTGAAGCGCACCAAGCGGGCCCTGCGCAACTCCACGCGCAACTTCATCAGCCCGCTGATCCAGAAGATTCTGTGGCGCTACATGCAGTTCGCGCCCGACCGCTACCCCCAGGACTTCAAGTTCAAGATCGTGGCCGGCATGGGCATCGTGGCCCGGGAGCTCGAGCAACAGCAGCTCGCCAGCCTCGTGAACGTGGTCCCGGAGGGGAGCCCGGCCCAGCTCGAGATCGTGCGCGGCATCGTGGCGAACGCCGCGGTCCTGAACCGCCGCGAGATCGAGGGCGCCCTGGACAGCATGCTGCCCACGCCTGAGCAGCAGCAGCGCCAAGAGCTTGTGCAGGACCTGCAACTTCGCATGGCCATCACAGAGCTCCAGGCGGCGCAGGCTGAGCTGCGGGAGACCGAGTCCAAGGTCGTCCTGAACATGGCCAAGGCCCAGGAGGCCCTCGCCAAGGGCCAGATCGACCAGGGCCGCTTCGAGCTTGACATCGCCTCCTTGCAGAAGGAGTTCGAGGAGCTCAAGGAGCTGCGCCGGCAGAACGACGCCGCCCTGATGACGGCCCGGGCCAACCTGATCAAGGCCGAGAAGGCCGGCTCTGGAGGCCAATCCTCAGAGTAGGACTGAAGTAAGGGGGAGAAATGAACATCGACAAGCAGTTGCTTCCGCCGGAACGCCGGCAGGAAGTGAAGGCCTGGGAGGAGTTCTTCGTCAGCGACGCGTATCGGCTGTTCCAGCAAAGGTTCGGCGAACGCTACCGCGGCGTGGGACCCGCCTACCGGGCCGCAGAGGGGGCGCAAGCCCTCGGCAAGGTGCAGGGGCGAGACGAAGTCTTGCGCGAGGTCGCAAACCTCGAGCAGGTCATCGAGCTCGAGTTCCAGCACCTGACGGGCCAAGCAGAGCGTGAGGCCCGGGAAGCCGAAGAAGCCAAGGGAGCTATGGCATAGTGGCCCAGCTATTCGACTTCCGCTGCCTCGAGTGCAACCACGTGTTCGAATCTTGGGATACCAGTGACCGGGACGCCAAACCGGCCTGCCCCGAGTGCGGCCACGAGGAGACTCGACGGCTTATCGCCTCGCCGCGTCTCGACTACATCGGCATGGCCACGTCAGGCAAGTCGTCCTCGGACGGCAACGCCACGGCCATCGACAAGTGGGACAAGATGCGGCGCCAGAAGATGAAAACCGAGCAGCGCAACAAGGAACGTCACGGCACGTACCGCTAGCGCACCTCCCTCGGCCATCGGATCACTGTCCTATAACCCGCTCCGCGGGCAGGACGCTCAAGGAGACCCTTATGTCGAACGACAACCGCCGATCAGTTATTGTAGACCCCGCGCCCGAGAATCTCGAGGGCGTGTCCGAGCTACCAGACCAAGACACCGCGCGCCGCCTGGAACAGGCCCGGCGCAATCCCGCCTCTCAGGGCCAGGCCCCGCAGCGCGACGAGCCGAGCGGCTCCGAACGCCCGGACTGGATTCCCGAGAAGTTCTGGGACGGTGACATTGAGCGTTCCGCCAAGAAGCTGGCGGACAGCTACAACAATCTGGAATCGGACCGCGGCCGGCTGGCAAACGAGGTTGGGACCCTCCGCCACCTGGTTGACGAAGCCCTGGATTTGAAGCGAACGCGTGATCTCGAAAACAACGGCGGCTCTGCAGAGGACGAGGATGCCCAGCCCGTCACCGCAGACGACTTGCTCAACGACCCGGAAGGCACGCTCACCCGTGTCGTCCAGAAGGCCAACCGGCCTCTCGAGCAGCAACTGGCCAAGACCGCTCAGGAGCGGGCCCTTGCGGAGTTCCAGGAGCGTCACCCGACGTTCCAGCAGGACATGCAGGACCCGGGCTTCCTGGAGTTCGTCGGCCAGTCTGCCTACCGGCGCAAGCTGGCGCAGAAAGTGTTCGAGAGCGAGCGGAAAGGCCAGCCGGACTTCGAGGCAGCAGACGAGCTGTGGTCCGGGTGGGAAGAAGTACGGCAGTCGGCCGATCAGGACGACCCCGAAACGCACGAGCAAGCACCCAACAACGGCCAGCCGCAGCGGCAGACGCAGCAACGGCGGCCGGCGGGCGATGACGTGAGCCAAGCGGCCGTCGTCACCCGTGGCGGAGCTGAGACCGACGTGTCTCACAAGCCCGTCTACAGTCGTGCAGCCCTGGTGAAAAAGCGGATCGACGATCCGGATGGCTACTACGACCCGTCCTTTCAGGCCGAGGTCATGCAAGCCTACGCCGAGGGCCGCGTAAGGTAAAACGCTCATAGGAGAGTGATCTAACATGGCTTTCTCAACCGGCGACTTTGTCGCCAATACCGTCACGACCGCCGGCGGTGAAGCAGGTCCGTTCGTACCGGAGCTGTGGTCCGACGAGGTCCTGGCCCCGTACAAGAGCAACCTCGTCCTCGCGCCTCTCGTGGTCAACATGAACCACGTCGGCAAGAAGGGCGACACCGTCAACATCCCGACCCCGGCTCGCGGCTCCGCGAACGCCAAGGCGCAGGAATCGACCGTGACCACGAACGTCACGTCGAACAACCTGACGACCGTGAACATCGACAAGCACTTCGAATACTCGGTGCTGATCGAGGACTTCGCGGACGTGCAGGCCCTGGGCTCCATGCGCCGGTTCTACACCGACGACGCTGGCTACGCGCTGGCCCGCCGGGTGGACTGGGACCTGCACCTGCTGGGCCGCTCCAGCCCGTCCGCCACGCCGGCCCCCGGCGGCGACGTGCCCGGCGCGGAGTACGATGACGCTGTCATCGGCAGCGACGGTTCCACGGCCTGGGACCCGACCGCCAGCTCCAACGCGGGCAACGCAGCCAGCCTGGCTGACGCCGGCATCCGCCGGATGATCCGGACCCTGGACGACAACGATGTCCCGATGAGCGATCGCGCCTTCGTGATCCCGCCCATCGAGAAAGAGTCGCTCCTGGGCATCTCCCGGTTCACCGAGCAGGCCTTCACCGGCGAGACCGCGGGCGCCAACTCCATCCGCAACGGCCTGATCGGCGACCTGTACGGCAACCCCGTATACGTGTCGACGAACTGCCCGAACGTGGAGGACGGCGCGAGCTCGAACGACCAGCGTGCAGGCCTGTACGTCCACAAGGACGCATGGGTGCTGATCGTGCAACAGCGGGTGCGGGCGCAGGCAGACTACCTGCAGCAGTACCTCTCGACCCTGCTGACCTTCGACACCATCTACGGTACGAAGGAAATCCGCGCGAACAACGTGGTTCCGTTCATCGTCCCCGGCTGATCCCGGGTAGCATAGCGCTCATGGGTCCCGGCGCTCAATAAGCCGGGCCTCCTAACCCCCGCCGGGTCAGCGCGGGGGACCATTTCTGAACCGTCCGAGGAGCACATGCCGGGCCCGAACCGTCGAGAGCGCAGGCTGAAGCAGACCGACGATTTCGACGAGATCGGCGGCCTCACGCTTTCGGGCCTCGCGGACGGGGACCTGCTGGTCTACGACCAGGCCAGCGGCCTGTGGGAGAACACCAAGTCTCTCACCGGCGACTACGACATCACCGGCGACCTGACGCTCGAGGCCCTGACGGCTTCCGGCGCCATCACCGCCGAGGACCTGACCACGACCGATGATGTCACCGTGGGTGACGCCCTCTCGGTCGCAGGACTGACCACGCTGCAGGGGGCCGTCACGGCCGAGGACACGCTCGATGTCACGGGCGCGGTCACCCTGAGCGATACTCTGGATGTGGCCGGCGCTCTCACGGGTGCCGGCTTTTCTTTTTCTGGGGACGGCACGATTGCCGGCGACCTCACGGTCAGCGGCACGGCCAACCTCACCGACCTGTCCCTGTCCGGCGACCTGGCAGTGCCCGGGGTGCTGGATGTGTCCGGCATCGCGCTGTTCCGCGACGACGTGAGCGTGCTCGGCACCCTGTCCATCTCAGGCGCCTTCGCGGCGTCGGCGCTGGGCACCCCCGGAGACCTGTCCGCAGGCGGGAACCTGACGATCGCGGGCACGAGCGAGTTCAGCGACGACCTGACCCTCAAGGCCGCCACGGACGAGGACCGCAGCCTCACGATCTTGGAGGCGGGCGCCAACGTGGGTCGCCTGCTGTGGGACGCCAGCGCTGACGCGCTGATCCTCGAGACGCTGCAGGACAGCGCTACCATCACGCTACAGGGCAGCGATGCGGGCTCGTCCGCGGCCACCATGGCCACGTTTGACCCGGATGGCTCCGTCGATCTGTACTACGCAGGCACGATAGCTGCGCTTACTACTTCACTAGGACTCACTCTCCGCGATACATCTGGAGGCAACCCTGCGCTTTCATTACAGAATAACTCCAGTGGTGAGCTGGCCAGAATCCAGCACAACACCGGCACAGGTCTGCGATTGCGCTCGTTTGAGCACGGCGGTCTGTTTCGCCTGGAAGGGGAAGATGCGGGGGGCACAAACCGCCTGATATTTGTTGGCGATCCCGACGGCTCCGTCGAGCTGTATCAAGGCGGTTCACTGGCCGTCGCCACCACGTCAGAAGGGCTGACGACCACGGTTGCTGGCGGGGGAAACAACGGGGAAGTGCGTATCACTGACGCCGACGGTGAGACGCTTTCTCTATTCAAAGTAGGCGGCACCGGGGATGCTCTGGTGCGTAACAACGAGGATGGGGGCGAGCTCGAGCTTCAAGCAACTGACTCAGCAGGCTCCGTGCAATCGCTCTTTGTCGGCGACCCTGACGGTTCCGCCAACCTGTACTACGACGGCAGCCTGGCTATGGATACCTTCGCCGAGGGCATCCAAATACGCGATGCCAGCGGCAGCAGTTCGCCACATATCCGCTGGTTTAGTAGCGGTGCTAACGTCACAGACGCCTGGCAGAACACCTCGTCGGGGTTCCTGATCGACCAGCGCGCGCATGGCGGCTACGTCCGTCTCCGGAGCGAGAACAACGCCGGGGCCATGACGGACCTGCTCTGGGCGGACCCGGACGGCTCCGTTGATCTGTACCATGACGGGGCTATAGCGGCGATGACCGCCTCTCGTGGTATGGTGTTCCGCGATCCGAGCGTCGGCGCCACCGACATCAGCCGAATTTGGGCTGACGCAGCGCAGAACGCCTACTTCCAGGGGCTCGTCAACGGTCAGCGCGTGTTAATCACGGCAGACGATTCTGGCGGAACTGGGCACACGCTGTTCGACGGCGACCCCGACGGCTCCGTCGATCTGTACTACGACAACGCCGTCGTGTTCTCTACCGCCGCCGAGGGCGTCGAGGTAGACGGCACCGGCTCCTCGAACATCGTGCTGAACTACGACGTGACCGGCTCGCCGTCGGATGACGCCGTGATCGAGGTCGAGCGCGGCACGAGCACGAACAGCGCCCTGACCTGGAACGAGACAGACGACCGCTGGGAGCTGGACGTGGCCGGCGAGACGGCGTGGCGGGCGACTCTGAATGGCTCCGTTGATCTTTACCACGACGGCGTTGTGGCGCTAGAAACCCGTTCCGGCGGCGTAAGCGTCCTTGCTACAGGCGGGGCCGGCTCGAACGGCATCATGACCTTCGAGGACGGCGACGGCGAGGATTGCTTTTTCCGAAAGCGCGGGGACAACGGGAACTTCGAGATTCGCTTGCGGGAGCATGGCTCCGAGATTTTCGTCCAAGCCGAGGATGCTGGAGGCACGGTACGCAACATCATGCGTCTAGGCACGGCATCGAGCGCCAGTGCCATCGGGTTCCACGGAACGGCGCCCGTCAACGTCCCGGCCGCGTACACGCCAACAAATGTGTCCACGGACCGCAGCTACGACGCCAACAGCACCTCGGTGGCCGAGCTGGCCGACGTGTTGGGCACGCTGATCGCTGACCTCCAGTCCTACGGGCTGCTGCAATGACCATCCGCTTCAGCAAGGTGAGGCTGAGCAAGCTGGCCGCGAAAGTTCTGGCCGGTTTCTCCTCATACGAGGTAACTGTCACGAATCAGTTTATCGGCGTGGGGTGGCAAGACTCTCAGCCGGCAAACATCAGTCCCGGAGCGAGTTATCGCGGCTCCTACTCTTTGGACGACATGATTTCCGACGCGGGAGCAAACGCGTTTGAGCTGAGCTTCGACGGAGACGTACCGGCAAGCATTTTCGATTCTGTAGATGTTGAAGATGACGTGAGTGGGGGCGTGCAGAATTTCCCGGTAGGGGACGCGACCCGCACCTACAGCGCGGGCGCCGACGAGACCAGCTTTATCTGGCTCACTGCGTCCGGCTACACCGCGCCGTGGGATAGTGGCACGATAGGCCTGACCATGACTGTGACGATAAACTTCACGCCTTGAGGACACCATGAGCGAATTCGACTACAGCTACACCGTGGACAGCATCTCCGACGACGGCCGCACCGCCCAGGTGACGTACACGCCGGAGGACGAGCGCCTGGAGGCCATCACGCAAGGCGTGCCCGTGCCTCTGCACAAGGCCACGGATGAGGACCACGCCAAGCGCATCGTGAAGCAGAAGGTGCAGAGCTACGCGCCGCACAGCGCCTGGCAGAAACAGCTCGAGGCCCGGCAGCCGGCGAAGAACCGGCCGAGCCTCGAATCACTGAAGGCCGCGGTCACAGCCGACCGCGACGGAGAGACGGGCCGGCCGGTGCCGGTCCGCGTACAAACCCGGAGGGGAGAAGACGAATGAGCAACACTGCACCGAGCTTGACGCGTGAAGACGCCCACAACGCCCTGGCATTCCTAGAGCGCGTGAACACGAAGGGCGTGAAGGAAGCCGTGGTCCTGGCGCAGCTCGCCAACAAGCTGGCCCTGATCAAGCAGCACGAGGCTGCGCCGGCTGAGGACACCGCCGAGGAGGACTGATGGCCAAGACGCTCCTGCAACTCATCAACGAGGTGGGCAAGAACGTCCGCCTCAGCCTCGGCTCGACGTACACGGCGTCGAACTACGACACCCTGTTCGACCCTGTCGTGATCACGCAGTACCTGAACATGGGGAAGCGTGAGGTCGAGGACGCGTGGGACTGGGAGCGTCTCATCACCCGCGTCGTGTTCACGACCGTGGCCAACCAGCACGAGTACGACACCACCTCCGGCGGGGCCGAGCTCGACAGCGGCAACACGAACGAGCGTTCCCGGCTGCTGTTCACGAAGCCCTATCGCAAGCCGGAGTTCTGGCTGGTCGAGTCCGGGAACGAGCAGCGCCTGCAGTGGGTCGACGCGGCGAAGGCCCGCCACCTCAAAGAGGTCGAGACCCAGAACACGGATCGTCCCCTGTGGGTCAGCGTGTTCCAGAACGGGGACGGCTTGACGGTGATCTTCCCGATTGCTCCGGCCGCAGCCCGCCAGTACGCGTTCAATTCGATCGTGCCGCAAGATGACCTGAGCGCTGACGACGACACGTTGACGGTGCCCTGGCGCCCCGTAGCGCTCAAGGCTACCGAGCTGCTCCTGGCGGAGCGGGGCGAGGAGCTGGGCCTGAACCTCGACATCATCCGCGAGCAGTACGACAACGCCCTCTCCCACGCCATCGGCCAGGAAATGGGTATCGAAGACCAGATCATGGTGGCTGATTAATGCCTCGTAGGGTCCGCCGACGCTCGCCGACGATCCCGCTGCCGCTGGCAGCCCCGGGAGCGTTCGGCCTGAACACCGAGCTGAAGACGCAGGTTGCTGACCCGCGCTGGGCTCTGGTGCTCCAGAACGGCACGTGGAACGATGCTGGCCGGCTGACCCTGCGTAAGGGCTATGTTTCGCAGACGAGCACAGCGATGGCAGGCGGCGCGCTGGCCGTACACGTTCTGCACGAATACTTGAAGAAAGACGATACTCGCTCTCTGATCGGAGCAGTGTCCCGAGAGGGCGCGGAGTCCTCGTTTACATCCGAGGTATCTTCGTTTTCCCCAGTGATAGAATACCGTTTTGACGAAGCATCCGGGGACTTGTTGAATCATGGCTCCGCTGGCTCCTCCTATGACATGGAGGCGCTCGGTTCGCCCACCTACGAGGTTGCAAACGGGGATAACGCTGGCGGCTCAGCCATCTCGTTCTCCGGGGGCAGTTCTGACGACGGCTTCGTGGATAACACCACGACAGCCTATGAATCCATAACGTCCGGCGCCATCATCGTGGCGTTCAAGTGCGGCACCGACGCACGAGGAGACACCATATTCAACGGCGTGAACGCCAGCAACGGCTTCAGCTCGGTTAAGATGGTCGTGGAATCGGACGGCAAGTTCTCTTGTGAAACGCTAGACTCCGGCGGCACCGCCCAGTTCAAGCGATTTTCTACGAGTGCCATAGATGACGACGAGTACCATGTCGTTGTGATAGTGCAACGCGCTGATGGCAACGGATTCGAGCTGTGGATTGACGGCGCGGAGGACACGGGCGGCTCCACCAGCGGCTCGGCGTTTGATCAGTGGTTCGACGACGTGGCGCCGGGATGGACGTGGATTGGCCTCGGTATCCGCCCGGGCTCAAATGGCACGTTTGGCATACAGGAGTTCGCCGGCGAAATAGACTACTTTGTCGTCACCGCAACGGAGCTGTCCGAGGAACAGATAGAGCAACTGTCCTCGTCTTACGAGTCTGGTGTCCCCGGCGGGGCACTGTGGGAATCTACAGACGACGGCGATACCTGGACCGATGTTTCCGGCTCTATCAGCTCCACGTCGGCCAAGTGGGTGTTCCGGAACTTTAACGACGACGTGTACGCCACGGCCCCGGGCCAGCGCGTGTGGCGCTACACCGGCTCCGGCACGTTCACGGAGATCGCTGACAGCCCCGTCACCAACGGTACGCTGCTCGCCGCCTTCGGGCGCCTGTGGGTAGGCGTGGACGCCAGCACGCAGGTCAAGTACAGCGGCCTGCTGGACGGCACGGACTGGACCAGCGCCTCCTCCGGCACCATCGACGCCGAGAACGCCTTCGCGCAGGGCACGGACCAGATCACGGCCCTGGCCGCCTTCGGCGCCACGCTCGTGGTCTTCGCCCGCCGACAGTTCCTTATGTACGTGGACGGTGCTGGTTCCGAGCTCGCGGTGTCCCCGGACAACCTCTACGTGGTCGACTCGGTCGAGGGCACGGGCGCCCTGGAGCAGGACACCGTCATCAACATCGGCGAGGGGGACCTGTGGTTCCGCAGCGAGCAGGGCATCCAGAGCCTGTCGCGCGTGGTGCAGGACAAGGTCAACCCCAAGACCGACATCTCCCGGCACGTGCGCTCCCTGGTCCAGGACCTGGCTGACAGCGAGACCGGCGCGGACGGCACGGTCAAGGCCGTCTACGACCCGCGGCGCCAGTTCGCTCTGTTCCTGTATCCGACCAGCGAGAAGGTCGTCCTGTTCGACACCCGAGCTCCGCTCGACGACGGCACGTACCGCTCCCTCGAGTGGACCAGCCAGCCCTTCTTCAGCCTGTGCCGGCGCAAGAATGGGGACCTGCTGTTCGGGCTCGACGGCGGCGAAGTGGCCAAGTACACCGGCTACCGGGACGCCGGCTCCACGGCCTTCGACCTGGTCTTCGCCACGCCCTGGACCGATGGCGGGGACGACAACCACAACCGCCTCAAGATGCTGAAGGGGCTGTACCTGGACGTGTTCGGCCGCGAGACCCTGACCGCGAAGTTCCGGTGGGCCTTCGACTACCGGCCGCTCGAGTTCTCCGCGGACTTCACCAGCGACTACGCCAGCTCCGGTGGAGAGTACGGGGCCGGCGAGTTCGGCGAGGCCGAGTTCGGCGACGGCCACCGCTCCCGCCGCGAGAAGGTCGGGGCCGGGGGCCAGGGCCGCGTGTTCAAGGTCTGGCTCACCATCGAGAGTACCGACGTGGACGACTTCCTGTCGATTCAGGAGGTCGGGGCCTACGTGAAACTGGGACGCTTCGAATGACCGACTACACCTATCCCGCCTCCGACGACCTGAGCGACAAGGACGCGCTGCCCTCCGGGAATGCTGAGAAGATCATCCTCGGCTCGGACCTGGAGGCCGAGTTCCAGGCCATCGCCACGGCCATCGCCTCGAAGTATGATTCGGGCGACATCGCGTCCCAGGCCCAGGCCGAGGCAGAGGCCAGCAACACGGTGCTGATGACGCCTCAGCGTGTGGCCGAGTGGGCCGACGCCAACGGCGGCCTCGTGGGAGACATCCAGGCGCTGGCGGACCCTGGCGCGGACCGGCTGATCTTCTGGGACGACAGCGCGGGTGCCGCGGCCTTCCTGACGCTCGGCACGGGGCTGTCCATCTCCGGCACCACCATCAGCTCCGACGACGCCAACATCGACCACGACGCGCTGACCAACTTCGTGGCCAACGAGCACGTGGACCACACGGCGGTCTCCCCGCTGGCTGGCGCCGGGCTGGCCATCAGCGGAAGCAACATCGCCTCGGACTTCACGTACTCCCTGGACATCAACGGCCTGACGGCGGAGAGCAGCATCGCCACGGGCGACACCGTGGCCGTCTATGACGACTCCGCCGGCGCCATCCGCAAGGCCACCGTGGCCAACCTGGTCGGCGCCGCGGGCGCCAACGTGACCAGCGGGCGCTGGTACAGAAACAGCACGCAGGCCCTGGCCGGCTCGACTGCTACCACGGTCGTCTTCAACACCGAGGAATACGACTCCCTGTCGAAGGGCTCGTTCAGCACGGCCACCGGCCAGTACACGGTAGGCGGGGCCGCAACCACGGTGCTGGTCACCGCCGGCATCCAGGTCACGAATATGCCGGTCGACACCAGCCTGATCATCAGCGTGCAGGTCAATGGCACCACCCGGGCCACCGTGGACATCCTGCACCAGGCCGGCACGGGCACGGAGAACCGGGAACAGGCGATTGCGGTGCCGCTGAGCCTGTCGGCGTCTGACGTGGTCCGCGTTCGCGTGACGGCGTCCAGCGCCATGAACATCGGCGGATCGGTCGAGACCTACGTCGGGATTGTCGAGCTATCATGAGTACCTTGGGAGGGAAGTTGAACCTACCGCAGCAGTCAGTCGACCGAGCAGCGGATGTCGTCGCTGCCGCGTCAGGCGCGGTCGTGGGGGCGTCCTGGCTTAGCCAGGCAAACGACGTTGTCACATTGATCGCCACGTCCGCCGCGGCCTTTGCCGCCGTGGCCGCCGGGCTCTATCACATCGGACGCTGGCGCTCTGACCGCGCCGAGCGCAAGCGCAAGAAGGCAGCCGCGGAGCGCGAGCTGCTCGACCTGCTACAGAAAAGGGGGGATACCAGTGGGAGTGACGGTACAGAGGATTGAGCGCCCGGAGGATGCGGCCTACTGCATGCCGCTGTTGCGGGAGTTCTTCAAGGACACGCGCCAGGCAGCCTACACCGAGCTCAACGAGCCGGCTGTCGAGGCCCTGCTGCAGAGCTTGATCGAGGACGTGGCCCGGGGCGCCGTGTTCGTCGCCATCGAGGACCGCCAGCTCATCGGCGTCACCGGCGCCATGCTCTACCCGCTCTGGTTCTCGCCGGAGCACCTCACGGGCCAGGAGATGTTCTGGTACGTGCGCAAGGATCGTCGCAAGTCCAAGGCGGGCAAGAAGCTGTTCCAGGCCCTAGAGGACTGGGCCAAGGAGCAGGGGGCCTCGAGCTTCTCGATGATGAGCCTCAGCCACCTGGACGAGAAGCGCGTCGGCCAGATGTACGCCAGCAAGGGCTACGTGCCCTCCGAGCGCACCTACATCAAGGAATTCACACAGGAGTAAGCTATGGGTCTTGGGACCGCAGCAGCACTCGGCGCAGCCGCCATCGGCGCCTTTGGCACCAACAAGGCGGCCAAGCGTCAAGAGCGTGCCGCTGAGGCAGCCGCGGAGGCTGCCCAGTTCCGGCCGTTCAACACGACCGGCGCCTTCGGCAGCACGTCCATCACCCCGGGCGCCCAGGGCGGCCCCGGCTCCATCAGCATCGGCACGAACCCGCAGATCGAGCTGTTCCAGGCGCTGACGCAGGGCCTGGGCCAGCAGTTCCAGGGGGGGCCGGGCATTGCCTTCAGCCCCGGCGCCGCGCCGGACGTGGGCCTGGAAGGGCTATTCGCCAACCTCACCGATGCGACGGCCCCGATCCCCGGCTTCAACGCAGATGAGTTTGCACAAACGCAATTTGACCGGCTTCAGTCCCTGGCCTCCCGCGGGGAGCAGACGGCGGCCAATCAGACTGCGGAGCGGCTCCTGGCCCGGGGCCGGCTCGGCGGCGCCGACACGGCCGCCGGCGGCGTCTTCGGACGCCTGGCTGAGGCGCAAGAGAACGCCCGCACGTCCCGGGCCCTGCAGGCCTTCGGCCTGGCCGGCCAGGAGCAGCAGCGGCTGCAGCAGGCTCGCCAGTCGGACATCAACGCGGCCCTGAGCGGCTTCGGAGCCGGCGGGCAGCTATTCAGCCTGCTACGCGGGGACCAGTTCCGCACGGCCGGGTTCCAGAACCAGGCCGGCCAGCAGCTGTTCTCGCAGCTCCAAGGGGCCGCGGGAGGCATCAACACCGCCTCCGCGCCGCTGTTCCAGCAGCTCAACGCCGCGCTCAGCGC